CCCATTACATAATATAAAAGGGCATAAGAAAAGCAGGTAGATAACCTACCTGCCCAATAGGTGAATATGTTTATGCTTATATGTCGAGTATCCAATCACCTGTTACGTCAATATTGGTTACATTTGTGAGTGCGGATGTTGGATAGAGGAACAGATTCAGCTTGCAACTATTGTTGGAATCATATTCGTTCTTCATTGAAAGCAGTGCGGGTACCATTATCTCCTGTCCGGAGTATGTGATTTGTGCCATAGTGCTATGTACATTAGAATTAGCAATGAAGGGAGGAGTGAAGAAATCCGTCAAGGCCAGCCCAGAAACGGAATATTCACCCGCACTCATTGAGGGGATTGAACAGCCTATTCTTACAATTCTAGCGGCATTAGAACCTCTGATTCCGCATTTTCCATCATTGAAGTATTCATAAGAATCGGAAGTTCTAATGTTTGCACTAATACTTGTATTATCAATTGAGAACGGATTAGTAATAAGGTCATAGGCCACAGAGCATTTGTGGGAAATAATTAACTGTGTCAGATAGTTGGCAATGTGATTAACTGCCTCTGTGGTCGGATGTGTCATATCTGTGCGGAACAGTTTATTGTACTGCATAATCATCTCTGACCCGGTAAGATATTCCATACCATATTTACCGCACTGCTTATAGATTGCGAGTGCCCGCATATAATGAGCGTATTCAGAGATGATGAACGATTTAGAAACGAATCCAACATGGGTAGTTGCATTAGGATAATTGGCTTTTACGTATGCACTAAACGATGCCATACCGGAAGTAATAGCGGTTTCTGACGCATCTGTCAACTGATCATTGGCACCACCAAGGACAAAGATATCGGTAATAACGGTTTTGTCTGTAATTACAGAATCATTGTCTGACAGCACTCTGAGGAAGTTCAATTCCCCGGTTCTATGGAATCCTGCGGAACCCCGGTGAAAATCATAATAGTCAGTTATGCCAAGAAGATAACAGGCTTCAGCAATCATGTTCCTGTTGTTTTCATTTGCGTAATTGCCATAACTGTCAGCGATAAAAATATACTTCTTGTCAAAAATTCTGGAAAAGTTGGTATCGGCTGTTTCTTCCAGAGTTTCAAGATCATCCCTTACAGTAGCAACTTCCTGTCTTACTTCATCAATCTGGGCATTGTAGTTCCCGGTAGATACCCAATATTCCGGGTTGGCATTGGGTGCCCCAATTCCTGCAGGAACCGGTTTCTTACTTGTATAGCTGTTTCCGGCAAAGGTTACAATGGTGAGTACTTCGTAGGCCACACCACTCAGCCAAGTAGAATCTCCTGTGTTGGGGTTCTCAAAGAAGATAGGTACATATCTTGCACCGATATATTGTCTTTCCATGTTTTACCTCCTATTAATACGACAACACTAAGTGTCCGTACTGCGGTTGAATTTCAAGTTCAATGTCCAATCCCGTAGTGTGGAATACAATGTTCTCCCAGCCATCCGGGATGTGGTAAATGATGTATCCTGCATCGCTGATTTCCACAAAGATCATTGTGGCAATCGTGGTCTCCAGATATTCCCGAACAATCTGCTCAATGAAGGTCGGGTTATAGTTGTCTATCCAATTCTGTAACTCGTTAATGTGTTCCTGTAACTGCTGAATTTGTTCGGTCTGGGTATCTTCGGTTTCCATGTTCTCTTTGATTTTCTTGATAATCCAATCCAAGTTTAGGTCGTGGAAATTGCTATAGGGGAAGTTTTCTCCAAAGGCACCATTGTTCATTGTGTTCACCTCCTTAATATACCAGAATACAGAACCGCATCTTGAAGTCCTCAATAATTATATCATAGACGTTGAAAAGGTCAATCTCCCTTTGCTGACGAATCATTGTCTGTGTGGTCGTGACACCTATATTTCCGTGAGCATGGAGTGTGTGTTCACCTTCGTTCGTGGTCGCTACCTGTTGGCCATAGGTCTTGCTTTCCTGTACGCTTTCCGTCTTTCCGAAGTTAGTGGTTTTGCTTCCTTCTCCGTCTTCTGTTCTTCCGTACTGTGTCTGTGTGGTTGCATCGTCTTGGTCTCTGGTCTGTTTGAATAATCCATCGTTGGATGTTGTGGGAGTTGGTGCATCAAATCCCGCAATCCAATGCCCCTTGGTATCTGCTCCTGTAGTGGTATCTCGTCCACCCTGTTCAATATTGGATGTGGTGTTTTCTGTTTCGCTACCACCTTCAGTTAAGGTTTCTGTACGTCCATCTGTACCGCTATGGGTCGTTCTACCCGTACCGCTATCGCTACCTGTTTCGTACCTGTTATAGTTCTCAATGGGGTCATAATCGTATTGTGTTGTGGCATATAGTCTATTCCATATATCAATATTCTTTGCACTCCACACACCAATCAGATTTTTAAGTACCACAGGGTTCGGGTATAGCACTTCAAGTTCTGCGGTCTCAGCAAGCAAGTTTTTAACGAGTGTATCCTTGTTCAGAGCAGAAGGAATCTGCATCAAGTCAAAGAGTGTATTGTCCCATTCATAGAGTCCCAATGGGGACAGGTTACCTGCTCTTGCCATAGTACGTCTCACCCTCCTGTCGGTTGGTAACAATCATCTTATCCGGGTCGTGTCTCCAATCTACTGATACAGTGGTTCCGAACATTGCATTAGTTTCTTCGGCCGATTTCTTGAGTTGTTCAAGCCAGAGTTCACACCGGGTAATGGTTTCAATGTTGTTTGCGTTCACTTCATCTGTGATGAGTCTTTCCCGCTTGTCTGTGTTGGCATTAGGCACACCGATATCCGTATCGAACATTGCTTCGATCTTTCGCATATCGGAGAGAACCTTGTCCACGATATAATTCTGGCCAATGTTCTGTTGGAAAGCGTTCCACACCTGCGTACCATCTTCTTTGAACAACTGCTTGTCCACAACGACACAGGGTTCTCCACCCGCTACCCTATCGAACAGTTTCTTGTATGTCTCAGCAGTTGTCTTGTCTTTGGCCGGGAATACGAATGAGAGGTGAGAGTTCAGAAGGTTTACGCTTGCGGTCTCAGCACACAGAGCCATCATATCCGCATAGTAATTAACAAGGTCGTTAATTCCTCCCCAATCCGGTTGAAGTTTGAATACTGTACATTCCTGTCCAATCCTGGGTTGGAGTGCCCCTTTCAGCAGAGGGTTGGTAATGATAAGGTTGGTAGGCTGATAGTAGATATCATACCCATAAGGCACACCCGCTTGACAGATAACCCCATACTTATCAGTTTCAACCACTCCGATATATCCCCAAGCATATAGGACATATAGGAAGTAATCCCTGTTCCATGTTTCCGGGAGTTTCCATTCAAATACGGAAATGGCTTTCTGGAAAAGATATCTGCGGAAGAACCGTTGAAGGGAAGTGTTCTTGACATGAACTGTAGAGGGGCTGAAGGACGCATTGTACATATTGATATAGTCGTAAGTTTCCGGGATCCCATATCCTACATTCGACGGCATACAGTTTTCAACTCCTTTTTCCTTTTGAATCCCCATAGTAGGGTGATGAGTGACGAGCCTTTGCAAAGTCTGTAATAGTATCTTGCTTTCTGTTGTCGGGTTTGAGTATCAGAGCCTCCACGTTCGTATAGTGTTTGCCATACTTTGGCTAACTGTTCCGGTGTTTCCTCAGATGCTATGAACACCTGCCAATCGTATGTTACACCATCTACAGTGCCGTGGTCAAACTGTAAATCTTCTTCGCACTCTCTCTGGAGTCGAAAGCACTGAAGTTCCCCATCATACCAGTTCTTGTTGTACCGGATTGCAAATGAAGCGAGTTTCTGTCCTGCCGGGGGAGTATCCGTATATCCTGTCCATTGTACCAAACCAACACCAAGAGTTCGTGGTATTGCCAGACAAGCATTATTGTCTATGAGGGTGTGGGTTCCCCGTCCTTCGATGAATGCCGGATTCATGGAAGATTCTACATCCATGTTTCCAAGGATTCCTGCTACTGCTGATTCTGTCCATCCAAGTCCTGTGAGATATGCCCATATCAGTTTAGCATTTTCATCCCTGTTGGATTGATTCAAATATACATCCGTTGCAATCCAATATCCGTTGTACTGTTCAACGTTCATTCAATCACTCCCAATAGAATCCGGTTGTAAGGAATCTGGCAACTTCTCTGCGTTCACTGTCGCAAGCGTTTAAGTCGAGGTCTCCTTCTGCACAGAGAATGTATCCGCTCAGAGTTTTAATCTGTCGCACTTCACACAGGGGTCGTCCTCTGTGAGTCACATCTTCATCCACTACTACATAATGAATGGCAACCAAAATGGTTGACAACTGCGAGTTGGCAAAACTTCCATTTGCACTGCTTGTTGCGAGTTGTGGCATAGCAGTATTAATCGCATTGTAGATTCCGTTAGCACTGTTTGATATGGCTCCTGCTATGGCTCCTCCGATTCCTCCTGCCATAAACCCGGAGACGGCACCTTCAACCAGACTTCCACCCGCTGATACTGCTTGCAGAGTTGTACCGAGATAATCTATTCCTACCTGTGCAATCTGAATAGGAGTGCCAAGCATGAAGGAAGTTTTCGCAATCAGTTTTCTCCCGGTTCCTGCGGGGTTGTCTGCAATATATACCTCAAAGATTGTTTCTCCTGTAATCAGGTCTACCTTGTAACTGTTTACAAGATAAGAACCTATTTCCAGATAGGAGGGATCAATAGGAAGGGAACCGAACTTCCCGTACAGGGTTAGGCGGGTGAATGGGGAATAATTCAGATACTTTCCCCGGGTCGCGGCTTGCGGGTGTACAGGAATCATTGTTACACCATCAAAGTATTGTTCCACCTGTCGAGTTAATTGCAAGGCAGACAGGGACGGATAATTCCACCATCCAATATCAATACTGCTAACCTGTACTCCTACAAGCTGAGATTTGGAAAGCGGGAACCACATACACGATGCAATATATTGGTATGGGTTGTACATGGTTTTGAAAACTTCTTTGGACATATCATCAATCTTGAGTTCACCAAGCGAATCAATAATGCCCATTATCTCCAGATTGTTGTCTCCGAACAATGTGTCTTTAAGGTCTCCGAATTCGTCTGAGGACATTGCATAATAGGTAATTGCACCTACTGCTGATACATCATTCTTATTGATAATTCCAACAATATATGTGCCTTGAGTCAATGTGTTTACAAATGGGTTAGTCATGGGAACAGATTCAATATTGAAATTGGTTGTTGCCGGGTACATGGTATCAATAATGGCGGGGTTGAAATTGTTAGTTGTGGAATCAGTTCTCAGAATATATTCATAGGCATCGCCAATATCATTTCTGTAGGTCGCCAGCACATCCACATCCAGATGCACCTCCCATAAGCCATCATTCCACACCCAATCGTCCACCCAATAGTACCTGCCAAACATGGGAATGTACGCATAGGTTAAAGATTGTACAGTGGAGGGTTGCTCTCTGAGTGCTTGAAAACTGATAACAGGATGCAAAGATGTACATGGCTCTTTCAAGTGCCCGGGGACGGTTATTTTATTGTATAACGGGTCAGAGGGATCCGGTCTCTTGGTACTGTTTTCCTTCTTGTATATGTTATAAAACAGATCAACATCCATTTGGCATACCTCCATAAAAAGATAGGGGATAGCCGTTTCCAACTATCCCCATGCCCTCTTGATTTACATCAATCGAGCAGGAAGACAACACCTTTCTCAGTGTTGTCACTAAAGCACCGGAGACGCATATGGTACCACATATTCCTGTATTCCCCTCTGGCATTTATGGGAGTAGGAATCACCTTCTCATGGATCATCGCCCAACCCATAGCGTCCTCATCGAACAGGAGTGCGAAAACACCCGTCTTGGTAACTGCTTCGCCTGTAGTGGCCACACCGGAAGTGTTGGTGTAGGTCGGGGTTACCATGATCTTGTCGGGAGTATCAATGCCCTGCCAGAAGTTAATGGTTTCGACATCAGCGTATTTCAGATAGTTGTCGTGGAAGGTGTCTGCCAGAACACGGGAATCAATCTGGTAACGATCCTGCCCAAGCATATACATCTTCTGCTTGTTATAGGGAGTGTGCCGGGGAACAGGCTTACTGTCAATGGTAGTTTGATACCGGGTGGACATTTCCTTGAACAGAGAAGCAACACTTGCAATTCTGCCATACACCCATTTCATAAAGGCGGGGTAATTGTCCGGTTGGAAAACAGTGGTTGCGGTCAGAGAGAGTCCGGTCAGAGCATTGTATTCGGTCAGCAGGTGGACGTTCCGGGAAGCGTTATTCTCAGCAATCAATCCACCAATGAAGTTGGCAACAAGTCCCCGGCTCATGTTCTCTTTGGCCAGTTCAATCTTGTTGGACATATCCGTGGTAATCATGGACAGGAACTGACCGAATTCGGAGGAGGAGCGGAAAGCCGTCTCAAGCTGATCCTCAAATACTGTATAGTGGTCGGAGAAAACGCTCTGACCGAGGAAGTTGGTCTGGATAAAGTCCCGCTTGTTGATAACCCAATGGTCAACGGAAAGTCCGTTACCTGTGGGGTTGCCTGTCTGCGTGGCATCAAAGGCTACAGGATATTTGTAGGCATCATCGTCCGACCAATCGGATGCAACGATGTTGAACTTCCTCATGTAGGCACCCCACTGAGGAAGATCCTTTTCAAGTCCACGCATGGAAGCGGAATAGGGACGGATAGCGAAAATAGTCTTGGCCAGCACATTGGACAGTGTGTTGAAGATAACGTCCTTTCCAAGGGTCAGTGCCGTCTGGGCAACGGATACAAAGTCAGCTTCTGTATTGATAACTGCACTCCTGCCCGTGGCCTGTTTTACAAGGTCGTTGAGTACCGCACTGCTCTGCTGAAAGGTGAGAGTATTTACACTCATTTCTTGGTTCCTCCTTTGTTAGTCTTCATGGTTTCCAGAAGTTCCTTCAGCACTTCCAGAATTTCCTTCATTACATTTACAAGGTCAAACATGGTTACTCACTCCTCTGGTGGAATGTCGGTCGGATAATCTCTGCAAGCATAGATTCCGCTGAAGGGGGATTTGATACTCCCTGTGGCAAAACCGATTGTGCGATAGCATTCGCCTGGACCGCACTCGTCAGCTTCGCTATGCTCTGCATGAGTTCCGTCATAGTGGGTTCCTTCTGTTCCTGTGCTTGTGCGGGTTGGGCAACGGGTTGGGCAACGGCAACGGGTTCAGCAACGGGTGCGGGTTCGGGTTCTGTAGTCTGTGCAGGAGTATCCACCGGTGCGGGTTCTGCGTTAGGGACAGTGGGCGAAGGTTGTGCCATCTGCATGATTTCATCTTTTGTGAATCCTGCCTTTACAAGTTCGAGTATTGTGTTCAGTTCCATTAGATATTAACCTCCTTCAAGTATTTTGTCAACGTGTCCAATGCTTTCAAGGCTTCTTCCCGTGTCGGGGGTTCTTCGGGAGGGAGTGGTTCGTTATAATAGTCCACCATATCCATAAGGCCGACATGAGTAAAAACGTTCAACTTGCAATAGTCAACTCCCCTGTTTCCCTGTGAGTCCATGCAGGGAAGGGGAGAAGTCCCGGTGTACAATCCGACATGAGACGCATTGCCCTCACCATCGTGGTAGCCTCTCTCCTGCTCTCCACCATCCCATTTTAATAGGAAGAGAAATGCACCCAGAGGGATTTCACCGAATTTTTTAATGCACTCTTCTTTGGTTCCCTTCCACTTAATGAAGTTCCTCCACATGGAGTTGCTTCCCCGCCAATTGTAGGGAGTGCCGTCCGGTTTCCGCACACCGCAATCCTTCAGCACTTCTTCAACGAATCCTTGACAATCCAGACGGGAATAGGGGATCCCAACATAGTTCCCGGTTACCGCCTGTTTTGCAAGGTCTTCCCCGGAGATTCTGGTAACCATTATTTTCCCTCCTGTTCGAGTTTATCCACAAGTTTCTGCATAACAATGGTGTTGTTCGCTATGGCTTCCGTCAGTTCCTTCTGCTCCTGCTTGTGGTCTTCCCGCTCTTTGTTCCACAGGTAGAACGTGGCAACCAGACAGGCAACGGGTACCGCCAGATTTGAGAACAGGCTTACAATCGCATCCATTTCCATGTTGATCCTCCCTTCCCGGATAATAAGAATGGTGAGTATCCCTTTTGACCGTGCGGAGTCATGCCCGCCCTTCCGAGGCTTGCACTGGGCAGGATACCCACCACAATTATGATAACACAAATGGTACGGGTACTTCAACTGTTTCCCGTTTATAAAGTTTTACTTTATCGTGGCAGTATTCGGCTACACAGCGAGAACAAGTATAGTTATCATCTCGTTTACAATAATCCTGTCCACAGGCTTGCTCTTTTAATATGTCCCTTACAATCCTGGCTTCATCTTCAGTTTCAACGACTATTTTAATCATATTATACCTCCGATAAGTTCTTCGGGTTCTTCAACCTCTGTCCGTTAGGATATTCAACATAAGGATTGCCCGTCAAATACATATAGACAAGTGCTTCTTCTACCACCTGTTCATACCTCAATACTTCTGTTGGAGTCTTCGGTTCCCTATTGGCAAGTATTTTATTTCCTACTCGCTCCACATGAAATGGTTCCATGCTACACCTCCCAATACTTAATGAACAGTTTCTCAGACAGTACGTCCTCAAAGTCTACCTTCCCGCTGATGTACATATCCCAATGGCTTCTGTATATCCTCTGATAGTGTATCCTGTCTGTGTCTGACAGGGAATACTTCCTATTAAATACTCCAGACAAATGAGTGGTAGCATACAATCTGTTCTCGCTCTTGTGCCTGTACATACACAACTCACCGATAGAACAGACGGGGACGTACTCCGACAATGGCCGGGGTTTTACGTGTTGACGATCTACATTGAAGTCATTATCGAGTGCCATCTGAGAGAATTCTGAGCCGTCTGTCAAATTGTACAGAACAGTTGCAGATTTCTTCTTGCTGATAGGAGAACGATGCAACATGATAAGTTGAATACCCCTCTTGTCGTCTGTCCACCTGTCACTGTTCCCCTTCTGCATCTTGTCTGCTATCCGAATCAATTTCAACGACTCAAACACGGGGTTGGTTATATCATTAGCGTTGGCCAGACACACCATTTGAATTGGCTCAATCCCCTTCAGTTCCCGGTTTCGGTTCATAGTCTCATAAGCATTGAACAAGGCATCGGCTTCGTTCTTCAATAGTCTCTCATGCTTCTCCGGGATAAACTCGTCATAGATAAGAAGCTGAATATCTGAAGCATCAAAACCACGCATATTGGACAGGGTGGACAATGCACAAGTATATCCAATTGGCTTCAATGTATCCTCATCCCCTCCCAACTCATAAAACATGGAGTTGTACTTACTGATGCTCTTCACCATAACATTCCATCCCAAGTCTGCATTGAGGGGTTTGAACACACTGAATTCCGGCTTACTGATAAGGTCGGCTTGGCTCTGGGTTCTCCGCATAAGCATGAACCTCCTACCATCTTCCTTGGCAACCTTCAAGGTCGTGTAGGTCTTCCCGGTTCCCCGCCCTCCTACCAGAAAATTAAAGGGATACCCTTCATCGAGTATCCCTCTAACGTTTACATAGCCAGAAGAGTCATAGATTCTCACTTGGCAATGTCGCAGGTCAAATATTCGCGGTTGCTTTTGCTCTTGCCACTGCCAACCACAAAGCGGGTAGGCATCTCCTCATTCCCGGCCTCATAGATAGCAAGGATATCAGAGAAGTTGCGGGTGAAGGTCTTACTGTTCGTAGCGTACTTGGCACCGTCCACGGTCTCCACAGCCAGCACTGTCATGGGTTCTCCATGAACATCCTCATCCCGGTACAGGACAAACTTGAGAACGTCCAAAGTTTCACCCTTGGCATCAGCCATCTTGCGAACGTCATTTCCCTTGGTCAGAGCATACAGGTCAGCACTAGTAAGTCCTTCGGTTTTCTTGATGATTTCCATGTTTGAGTCCTCCTTAAATATGTTGTGTGGGTTCTGGTGAGTTCCGGGTCTTCGCATAGTCCATTGCTTGTGATCCCTTGGCATCAGATGATATTGAGTGTAGCGTGTATGTGCTTATGTCCACGCTCGCCTTCACTCACCTTAATAATCTTATCATATAATGTACGGGTTGTAAAGATAATTTTTTGCATATTTCAAAATTCTTTCGTATTCCCCGGTGATACCTAACGTGTACTCCGAAGGAAGGATAGCAACGTTAGCAGTAACCGGGAGGACATGGTTCTCAATGTCCACATGATCCATCTGAGGTGAATCATTGTACACCGCTTGAGTCCCACCCGCTTCGGTGAAGATAAACCCTTCAGCAAATGCCGATAGGCCACCATGTTTGTCGAGTTCCTTACCGCCCTTTGCTTTATTGACACCTGCAATAGTGCAATGTACTCCCTCTCCCTCTTTTTCCACGTAAGCATACTTCTTTGCTCCTAACGTCTTGAAGAATTTGTATGCCACTCCTGTCTCTGGGTTGTCTTCGGTCTCAAACACTCCCATATAATGAGTGATTCCAGAGGGGTCTGTCGCATACGCTCCCGATTCTTTGCACTCAGCAATCCTTTCAGCGTTATAATCCGCAAAATTAACCCTACCAACATACTTGACACTATCAGTATCACAGTAAACAAAGTCTGCTCCCTCCGTTTCATGCACAAGTCTTATTCCCTGTTCGAGTGCCCATCTTGCCCAAGAGGTCACCCAGACACCCCATTGGTAAGCAAGAAAGGCTTTTTCATTGCTCCTGCCCAGAATCTCCTCATCCGTCTTGCTATCGTCTATGTCCCAATCTCCCTCCTGTCTGAAGATAAGGTTATGCTTTACCGGGTCTTGTGCCATCATGCCATACAGACTATTGAGCAGTGCTTTTGCCTTATCATAGTAGATTTCCTGTCCCTTTACTCCCTTTAGTTCTGTCTTATCCTTATAATATTTAATCACTTCATCAATCAAAGGCTGTGGGAGTTTTTTATAAGACGCATACCACCCTTGCAGGAAGATAATCTCCCCGGAATACTCCGACATAATGATCCTCAAGTCCACATCCGTTATGGTCGTTTCCAGATATTCCGCTCTCAGAATTCGTCCATTATCCTCTGTGTCCACTCCCTTCCTAATATTCCTGCACTTATCCTTGCTCAGATATGGGCACCCCCAATATTCGTCCCGCAGATGCAAGTCCTTGATTCCGATCCTCAATAAGAGTGCCTTGTGCCTTATCGTTATACATCTTGCGATATAATCTTTGTTCAAGTCTTTCTGAAGAATGGGAGTAAATACACTCATAGGGAATTCGCAATTACACATAACTGCCGGGTAACTTGATGATCTATCTGCACTGTGGACATTCTCCACAATATCCCCGGCATAATATCTGTTAGCATGGGTATTTCCACCCCGGAAAGCCTCCCGGAGTGCCCTGTAGGTTTCGATATCTGGGAGAATGGAGTAGACAAAGTTGTGATGTACGTTTCCGTTTTTCATCGCCCGTTTTGCATTTCTTCTGACATATCCTGTAGATGTAAGCGGAATGGTCTGCAATGTGTCTCCGTCTCTGTCCATAAGTGCGTTTACGGCTTCAACCAACCCAAGTACATCGTTTATGCAGTATTCCAATTCCTCATCCGTCAATTCCGTCCACGGATACCGCTTCTGCGAATAGTCGAATTCATCACCAGACAACTTCTGGTGAGAAACTCTCATTTTCTTCGTGAACTGCTTCAAACTCATATTCGTAAGTTTGTAACTGCAACGGAATTCAAAACATCCCCACATATCTGCCTTTACAACCTTGCGAGATGCAACGGCAAAAACATCCTCCGGTGTAAAGGCATAAATTCCCTTTAAGAATTGAAACTCGTCTAATAGGACAGGTTATGCACATACACAACTAACCACCTGTCCTCTGGAATCACCTCCTTTATTCTCTTTTGTAAGTCCAAAAACTCTTCCCATGTACGTCCTATGACAGTATAGTCCTCACCAAACTGCCACTGCCAGATGTACATAACCGATTGATTAATATCCTCAATCAACGTGGTTTCAATGTCAAATGCCGTTGTAATTCCCAGATAATGCCGTTTCTTCCCTCCGGGGTTGCCCCGGCGATTCTTCAGCAATGGGGGATTTTTGAAATACTGCTCTGGTTGAAAATCCGCACATTTCACAACCATTTGAAATTAATCTCCTAACAACTCCAGAATTTCATCAAAGTCATATCCGGCCACATCCGGGATTTCCTGCAATTCCTCTGTATGTTGCAACAGGGTATCAAGATGATCTAACCACTCATCCGTTTGTTGGTCGTCTAGTTCCAACATGGTATCAGCCAATTCCACAACCTTATCGGAGCCGTAAACAATTTTTTGTCTTCTCATTTCTTCCAGAATTTTGATTGTCTTGTCATAGTTCCGGTTATTCAAGTTCAAGCCTTGATCCTGCCAAGTTTTGATCGTCTTTTCCTTAATCTGTTTCTGTCCGGTTACTGTGCTACCCTTTGCCTTGACGAACTTTGCCAATTCTGCGAAGGCTTTCGGGAAGTCCCGGGGGTCAAGATTTTTCAACTTGGGGAATCCCTCCGGGTGAGATTTTATCGCCCTGCTTTCTGGAAACATCTTTTCAAGTCTGTGCAGACGCTTCTGGGCAACGTCCCGCATACGGGTATATTCCGCTCTCATGGTGGACAGGTCGTCTTTTGTCCCCATTCTGGCCATTGTCTCAGCACCTTGCACAGTATAGTATTTCTCATCAAACCAAAATTTGAAAGACGGGTCTGTGACTCTGGACATTATCTCTCACCTACCCGGATACCGAATGAACGGATATAGTCAACAATCGCACTTGTAATGAGTGCGGAACGGTTCATGTCGTACCGCTCTATGAGTTCTTGCATTGCGTCATATACCGCCAGAGGGAGGGAAACAGAGATAATTTCTCGGTCTCCCTTACGGGTTTTACTTGCTCCATCCTGCATTATAATTCTCCTCCATCATTTTGATATGTGCCTGTTCGGCAAGATTGATAATACTATTAAATTCGGCAAGGGTCAAGAAGGAATCCGACAAAGCACAACGGAGAACGAGACGAAGAAGGTCATGTCCAGCCTTGAAACCGTAGGAGGGACAAGCGGAAAGCCTGTCCCTGTAGAATTCAAATACACCTTCTTTACTCATGGTTTTCCCTCCATTCGTCAACAAATCCAATGGCCAGTTTAAGTGCCTCAGCAAAACCCTCAAATCCAGCAATACCGAAAGCGAATTCAAAAGGAAAATTTTCCATCTGATAATACACTTCAATATTCCCGTCATATTTAACCAACATGATGCGAACGGGAAGCAGTCCTCCATCCTCTGGGATATAGGTCAAATAGTGCCGTGTAACAGGGTGTTCCATCAAATCAACTCCTTCCATACATTCATCAGAAAAGCAACATCCACAAAACCGGGGAACAGGTCTGCGAGTTTTACCCCGTTTTCTGGAGTGTACTCCATTCCGTCAGCATTGACAATCAACCACAATCCAAGAATATCCCTTGCGGTCACCTGCGAATGGTGATGTACATAGGTTCCTTCCAACATACTGTCTACCTCCTTCTTCCGTCCCTCTGGGACAGACTACAAGGGACGGAACCCGTCCCCTGTCTGTCTATCTCAGATTTTCCTTATTGGATGCACATCCGACATTAACTTGCTATTCCACAGGACGGAAAACCCTTGATACTCGTTACCATCATCTTCTGCCAAAGTAAGATAGTCAAAGAAATCAGCTTCGATGCCCAATGAGTTAAACTCGTCAATCTTGGCATTGATATCTAACAAGTCCCACCCAACGACACCACCCGGAACCGACAACCATACTTTAGAATCAACATACTTTTCCATAATATTCCCTCCCTTTTCTCAGCACTGATGCAAAATACCCTGTTCATCTACCCGTGTAAAAATCCCCTCTGTGGAATAGTCCCAATCAATAGAGCCGTCTTCATATTGATTGACTCCGTGTATCTTCATCGTCCACCCGGTGACAGTAGAACGCACCAGAGCAGAGAACGGAGAATATCCATCTTCGGGAAGGGTTTTAATGACTTCCAATACATAACCATCCCGATCATGGAGCTTGTACAGACTTCCAACCTTCAACATAACCCTTTCAGACTTATTCATAACCTAACCCTCTTTCTCCTGTATCTGGTACAGGCTACGAGAACCGGAACCCGGTTCCCGTCTGTCTGTATCAGATTAGTCTCCGAAAATCTCGTCCATGATTTCAGTAACACAGGCACCCAGGAGCCAGCACCGAATGGACACATCAACCCATTCCCAATCAGAGCAAGCAATCTTTTCCGCAAACTGTGCCTTATCCATAAACCCGTCTTCGATCATCTCAGCAACATAATCATCAGAATTTTCGTCCTCGAAGAAATTTCTTCTTGCCTCCAATCTGGAGAAGGTGAAGGAACCGGAACCGTTACCAGTAACACTATCATCAACCCATGTAGCATCATAGACGATTTCGTACGCATCATGCCTGTCCTCAGATTCCCACATCTCCCGGTTTTCTTCCATCCACTCCCGAACACTGGCCTTGGTAACCTCTTTGTAATCGTACATCTTTCAAACCCTCCTTTTATTTCTGTACTTGGCTCTCACCTTGTACACATATAAAATTCTACTTTTCCCTCTCAGATTCCTGCTAATTTTATTAACTTTTATAGATTTAATAAAATTGTAATATTTGAAGAAAGGGGAATCACAGATCCCGTTCTCTTGGTATTATGTAATGGG